CCTACAAGTCTTGGGACGTTTATCATAAATTTCACATTTGTTAGTTGCTCTGTTTAAATGTCTACAAGGTGATACAATCTTTAAATTTTTATTATCATTTGTAAAAATAAAACCGTCTGGCCGTGTCACTTTTAAAAAGTCTATCCATTGCTTATCAAATGCATTGTTTCGCATTTTCACTTCTACATACAAGCAGCATGTTCCACAACTTTTACAATCAGCCATCTAATCTTCATCGTCATTGTAGTTGAAAACCAATGTTCCTGCTAAAGCTGTTCCACCAGTTTGTGCGTACATTGTCAGTACACCATTCTTTTGTAAAATGATATCCTGTTCAAAATTTCTGTAAAGACTGGCTACACTACTAAGATGGTAATATCGGTCAACTGTTGTACCACCACTCAAGGCAGTAATATCTGCACCATTCTGGAATGTCCCTGTAGCAGTTACACCACTACCACTGTTCAAATTCGCAGGGGTAATGTCACTTCCTCCTGATGGTGTGCCTGTATCACCAAGTTTTATATCTATATATTCACTGGCTGCAAGTTTAAGGGAAAATCCTTCAACAACAATATCATCGTCACTTTCATTTTTAATATAGAAAAAGCAATCATCCCCGCCGGTTGCTGGAGTAGCACCAAACAATAAATTAAATGCCTTACCTTTGGAATGGTTAACGTAATGTTCTAATGATGATGTGATAGCTAAAGTGGTTAACATCTGATCATAACTTACACCGGCACTATAACCTCTTCCTTTGCCATCTTCTATTAGCATAGCATTACCCTCCTACTCTACTGATTCAGCAAACATTATATTCACTCTAACTTTGCTTGTAGCCGTTGTAGCATTGGCTTTTATCCCAAGAATATCGTCCGGTCCCATAATGACAGCATCAAAAAATTCAACTATTTTTGTATCTACACCATTCAATCTTAATGTAAATATGGATGTACCACCTGTTATTGTTACTGTGGTTCCATCAGCATCTTCTTTACATGTTGTATCTGATGGGAGATTTGAACCGAAGTTTAGATTTGTTGGTGTGGCAGTTGCACCACCTGTAACTGTGGGACTCTTCCATACACCAAACTTTGTCATGCCAGCGTCTTCAGATGTAAATGTGATTTGCTTTATATTTAGGCGGTCATTGCCAGTATATTTAATATACCCAACCCCTTCAGTTACACCATCAACAGCTTGTGCCAATTCGAATTGAACAATAAATGCTTTTCCATCATCCCTTGATGCATAATAAATTCTATCATTCACCCTTGAAGAAACATCCAATTTCTGTGATGAACCAACCCTTGCTGTATACCCAGAACCAGTACCATCTTTAATTACAGCCATTTACTCCACCTCCACATCTTTAATCGTTTCCCCATTAACAATACTGAGATGGAGATTCAGTTTTTTCAATTCAATCAAAACATTACTCAAAATATCTTGAGCAGTATCATCAGCTACTGCCACTCTCTGCACACCACCAGAAGTAGTTGAGGTAGCTTCTGCAATTTTATTTATCTTAGATGCATAATTGTATAAACCCATCACTACCTCTATTTGTAAAACATGAGGCTGAGCCTGGTTGCACTTTCAGAGACAATACCAATAGTAGTAGCTGTATCCAAATAACGAATTGCTGGATTTAATTCAGATCCAGTACCATCAGTTACATTAACAGTAGGTATTTCAGCAACACCGTCAATATTTACCCATATATCAGAGTCAGCATTAAATAACACAAATCTGGCATCTGTTGGGACTGTTATCGTTTCATGTTCATTAGCAGACAATACGTAGTTGTTTATGTAACCTTGTTTAACTGCATAAGTCCCTTCTGGAATTACAGGATAATCTTCTAAGCCACTGGTTGACAGGTTACGATAACTTATAAAAGGATCTAAAGCCATAATGTATTACCTATTTTTTTATAATCCTTGTTTGTTTTTTTATTATAGGTTTAGGTACAATAACCTCTTCCACTATAACCTCTTCCACTACTGGTTTCTTATTTTCAACTACTGGAATTACTGCAGGTTTGGCCTCTGACTTAGCAGGCATTTCAGGTTTCTTAGCGGGATCTGTTAGGCTATACCCGCCACCTCTAAGATAATCTTTTACATCTATTGCATGCGCTACTTCATGAGCAGCGCCTTTTTTATCATAAAGAGTTGTCATCGATTAATCCTCCCATTCAGTTAAATTGACTACTTTGCGTTTTTCTTCTGGTGAACTCCACCCCTTCTTATCTATACCAAACATGCCAAATACTTTCACAGCATCTGCACGCATACCATCTCTAAAACCAGATTGGGTTTTTTGTAGCATCATATCTAACTTATCTAATGCTTGGCATCCTTGTTGAAACATACCCATTGTTAAATGAAATAAACAATAACATACTGATTCTGGTGTATTAGCGTAGGTAAATCTATTCCCACCAGCAATTGGATTTTTTTGGTATTCCTCATACGCCATTAAAAACCCTTTTGCTCCTTGTGACATTAAATTAATATCTTGTATCCATACACCATATTCAGTAAGATTCATTAATAAATCAAGGTCTTTAGGGTACTCTTTTAAACCAGAGAGTAACCATTCTTGTGTCTTTTTTTTGTTTAATAGTTTACGATAAATATAGGATGCTGTGCAATAGATTGAACCATTAAAACTAACACCAGTACGTTTAGATGTTTCAGCGTAACGTTCAATATGGATAGCTGCTTTATCAAATTCTTTATACGTTGAATATGCTTGTATTAGATAAAAAATTGCCACAACATCGTCTGGATTATTTTCCAAACGTTTGAGCAAAAGACCTTCAGTTCTAACACGCTTCTCGATTTGTTGTGTGGGTGTTAGATCATAACCGTAATGTTTGAGATAAACTATAGGACAGAAAGCAGCTTCAGGTCTTCCAGAAATGATTCTTGCTTGGTTATGTACGATTCCTTCGTATTTAACAGATCCTTTACGAAACAACCGTACAGAATTAAACTGCATAACTTGCATATCTTGTTGTATATCATGCAAAGAAATTGCCACTGACATACAATCAGGAGATATTTTTCCAAGCCAATCTTTTAAATCAGATGCAGATGAAGAATTATTAAAAAGCAACTCTTCATCTGCATCGAAAATCATCAACCAATCACTTGATGCATACCCAATTGATTGATTTCTATGTTTGGAAAAATCATCTTCCCATGGATGGTTATATACTTTTGCCCCAAACGATTCTGCAATAGACACACTACTATCGTTTGAGCCAGTATCAACAATAATCAGCTCATCAGCTATACCATTCAATGATGATAAACAACGTTTTAAATTTCGTTCTTCGTCTTTTACCATCATACAGACGGATAGCGTGACTTTTTGCCCCGAATTTTTCATCACGCTCTCCATCTTTTAGGTTGATATTTTACTCATATACACTTCATACTGTATACCTGTACCGGAACTACCATCACAATCAATCCAATGGCGAATATACCGATAGACAGTACCATCAAGGTCATTAGTAAACGGCATAATGTACCTACCAACAGTAGAGTCTGCTGTGGCTAAATTTGATTTACCTGTCAACTGCCACACTTCACCAAGTTCAAGGATCTGTAAATCCTGTCCTGTTGTAAAAGACGAATTCTTAGAACCCTGCAATCGCATGATGAATTTGCTGGAAGGCCACATATACGGCACACTATAAATATTTGTTACCATATCACCACGAGTACGACCCCCACCAGTATCGTAAGACTTAGCAGTTCCTAAAGGATCTTCCCCAACCATAGAAGACGCAACAGTACCTTTAGCCTTTAACACCAGAAGATCATCAACGAGCTTACCCCTGGCACTTCTCACAAAACCTGCACTTAAAGACATTTTTCTACCTCACTATTTAAAAGTTATTGTTAAATTAGGTTATACTATCACCGAGATAACATTCGTATTGCAAATCATGATTAACATCTGGCGTGATAGTGAAAGTGGTAATAGCACCTGTTCCTACAGTTGACATATTTAGACTACAATCAACAGTAAGATAATGACGTATATACCGATAGACAGTACCATCAAAATCATTGCTAAAAGGTACAACGTACCTACCAACACCAAAAACATCGTTGGTAGCCAAACTTGAATTGCCAGTAAGCATATTGGTTTTACCAATTTCAGTAATTACAAGGTCAACACCTGTAGTAAAGGAGCTATTTTCACTTCCTTGCAATCTTAATGCAAAAAGGGTATTTGTTGCAAGAGTTGATCCTATACTATAGACATTATACACCACATCGCCACAAGTACGACCCCCACCAATATCAATATACTTATCAGTTCCTAAAGGGTCTTCTCCAATCATGGAGGTTGCAACAGTACCTTTAGCTTTTAATACCAGGAGGCTGTCATAGGTACGCCCCTGGCACTTCTCACAAAACCTGCACTTAAAGACATTTCTCTATCCCACTATATAAAAAGTTATTATTAAAATCTAAAGCCAAAAGGCTACTTACGCAGTTACAGCAGCATCAGTGATACCATAAAGTCTGGCAGCCGCCCTTGCACGTAGAATCGCAAGAGAAATGTACCATTCGATACGAGTTCTGTACACAGGCTTAGTATCAATCTCACCCATATCCCTAACATCCATATCACCATTCTGTATACCAACTACACCATTTTCTGCAAAAGACAAGCAGTAGATTGATGTAGAAGCAGCAGTAACTCCATCAGAACTGACTTCTGTAAAAGGCATAATGTCATTATACTCATTATCCTTATCAACAATCAGGATAGGTATATCTTGCCATTTTGTTACCTGCCGACCAAAAGCGTCCAGTTCGTAAGTAATATACCCACCAACTGTACTCACCCTAGCAGCAGCAGACAGTCGCCTACGCATGGTTTTATTCATAAGTAGATGAGTAGGTTCATCAACTTCATCAACAAGTTTATCCAAATAAGTCAGCTCAAGATTATCACCAGTAACATCAGTTCCAGCAGCAATTAACTGATTCCCTTGACATCTTGCCTGCAGACCATCAAACTCTTTAGGGGTAGATTCAACATCTCCCTTAACTATGGTTTTGCTAAGAGCAAGACTCAAAGCCTTAATTTTCATTGCTTCCTGAGTACCACGCTGATCAGCATTCCCTGTTTTCATTAAGAACACATCAACATCAAGATCCCCACCAGCAATAACCAGTGACTCAGTTATTCTATCCACTTCGCCAGAACCTTCTGTATACGCTTCATTAATACCACGAAAGCCAGCAGAAGGCAGTTTCCACTCACGGTTAAAATTTATAGAATTACCAGAGATGTTCTCAAAAGGTAGATACTGCATAATATCTGAACTTTTTGCATACAGTTCCATTATGGTAGCTTTGAGAGTTTCATCTCGCCCAAGTGCCAATTTGGCAGATTCAATCAACGATAAAGCCATTTTAAAATACCTCCAAAAGATTTAAGATTATTATACTACTTACTATTACCAAAGGCTCTTCCGAACCATTCTCTCAAGCTACCGTGTCTTTTCCAAGACTACGCTAGACGTTGTGTAGTGCAGTTAGCCTTTGTGCTGGGGGTAGAGCTGCGAGTGCTTTTAACTTGGCCCGTTTACTAGCATCCGTCCCAGTATTACCACCAGCTCCAGAACCTCCTGAACTCGTTCGTAAAATGCTATCCCGTTGTGGGTATTTGTTAATAATTAGTTCAATGGCCTCTTCTGGAGAGGCAAATTCACCAGGGTTAGCAACACTAAAAATTTTTTCTCCATCATAACCAATAGCAGATACCCTTAAAGTATCTTCATCAATTTGAAAATGTTTGCCGAAAGTGTTATAGGCAATTTCGGATGGTAATACTGTTTGGTCTTTAATGAAAACACTACTATCAAAAGCACCTTTAATTAGTAACCTACGAATTGAAGCATCTTTAGTTGACACAGTTTCCTTCAAAACTTGTGCTTTTCTACTCCATGCTTCATCGATATCATGGATTTTAGTTTTATAGCCATCAGCAGTTGCTTTTTTTGCCTTGTCAATTTCTGCGCTTATCTCTCTATCTGCATCTCCTAAATTAGCAACAGTATCTAATGCTGCTCTTGCCTCTTCTATGTCTAAGTCACCAAGAGCTTTCAATTTAGCAACAACATCTTCAGGGTCCAATTCTCCAAATGCTTCTGCTTTTGTTTTATGTTTGTCACGCTCTTCTCTGTATGTTTTAGCTTCTGCTTGTAATGCGGGAATTTTTGTATAAAGATCTATCGCCCTTACACCAAATTGTTTGTTTTCATCTGCATCATCAATTACCAAAGGATCACCATGTTCATCAACTGCAACTCCAGAACCGTCTTCCAACATCTTATATATCAACGCCATTTTCTACTACTCCTTGCCTTTCCAGGCTGTTATAAATTCACCCAACCACCATATTTTCCGATATGAGATGGAGCCATTACCAAACGTGTGATTGTCCCTCCTTTCCAATTATAAAAAAATAGCTTGACAAGTCCTATATAAAAATATTATGGTATTCACCAACATCAAACCATACTTTTATGGAAAAGTCAAGCTATTTTTTATGGTTACTGCAAAAATATACCAAAATTATAGGTTAAGTAGCTAAAATTAATATGTAATTTTTTTTTGGAAGGGGTTATACCATGCCACAAATGCCAAAAGACCTAAAAAACTTAATACCACCACGTAGAGTAGACACCAAAAAGAGAAGAAAACGCATGACTGAATCGCAAAGGAGAAGGCTCAAAAGTGAATTTTTGGAAGAATATAGAAAAGATGGGGCAACCATGAATAAAACATCTGAAAAGGTTGGTTTCTCACGGCAGGTTATTTACAAATGGGCGGAAACAGATGGGGAATTTGCTGAAGAATTTGAGAAATTACGTTTCATTAAAAAAGACAAATCTGAAAAAGAATGGGAAGAAAAACACAAACATGATGAAGAGTATAAGAAAAAGTTCCTTGAATTATATATGGACGACTCCCTTTCAGTTGAAGTAATACTTAAGAAAATCTCAAAAAATGTAAACAGCAACGACTTAAAATATTGGTTGAAAACAGATCTTGATTTTAAACTTGAGTATAAAACACTCCAACAGAAAACAAGGCCAAGATCAGCACAACGAGCAAAAATAAATAGATCTGTAAAATCAGCAAAAGTACAACAAAAACAGAATGAATTCTTGGGTTTGTTTACAAAAAATAATTTTAATATTACAACCACCTGTACAGCAATGGGGATACAAAGAACCACTGTTAAAACTTGGGGTATGAATGATCCTAATTTCAAAGCCGCTTTGGATGTAGCTCAAGATGAAAAAGAAGATTGGGTTGAAGATAAACTATTTAAATTAGTAGATGAAGGTAATATGGTCGCTACTATATTCTTATCAAAAATAATGTTGCAACGCCCCAACTTTGGTAGGAGACATGCTTATATCGAACAACCACAAAAAATAGAGGGGAGAATGGAACATGTACATAAAACATGGGAACAAGATCAGATAGATGCAGCAGTACGGGGAAATCAAGTAGACAGGGGAAAATATAATGAATTATTGGGATTGAATGATCCAAATGTCATTGACGTTGAATTTGTAGAGGAAGAAGATAAAGATGATTGATAAAATTAAATTAACATCAGAGCAAATTGCAAGCTCTAGTTTGTTGAGTTATATTGGGCTACACTATCCAAAATACAATGCAGAGCCAATGCATCAATTAATTGCCACTGCATTAGAAGCTGTTGAAGCAGGTAAAATACGGAGATTATTGATTAATACCCCACCGCAACATGGGAAGCCTGTTTGGGAAGAAGAATTAGTATTGATGGGTAGTGGTAGTTACAAAAAATTAAAAAATATCTGTGTTGGGGATTATATAATAACACATAAACGTAGACCAAGAAAAGTTCTAAAAGTTTATGAACAAGGGCTGTTACCAACGATTCAACTAAACACTCATTTTGGTAGAAATCCATGCACAGCAAAAGAACACCCATTTTTAACCCCAAGTGGTTGGATTGAAGCTGGAAAATTGAAAATCAAGGACACACTTGCCGTTATACAAAAACCACAAACAATACCAACTACAAAAAAGAAATTATCAGAATTTATATTGGCCGGTTATCTAATAGGTGATGGCTGCACTGCCCCAGTTGGTAATACCTGTGCAGCAAGAATGACCATTGATGATCAAAGTGGTATCGCAGATGATTTTGTAAAAAACACTAAATTACTTAATTTTAATACAAAAAGAACACAACACGGTAATAAAACACCATACTACGGATTAAGTGGTGTAAAAGACAATAATGGTAAAAAAAGTAGCCCACGTAGGTGGATAATTAACAATGATTTAATGCACAAATCACACGGTAAACATATTCCAAGTTGGATCTTTACAGCAAATAATGAAGAAATATCTACCACAATAGGGGCGTATTTTGCTTGTGATGGCCATGTCGGAAAACGTGACAAAGTAAGAAATGATTGTTATTGTGAGTTCTATTCAGTTAGCTATCAATTATTAAAAGATGTGCAGGATTTACTACTTAGAATTGGTGTTGTAGCAAACATTTCTGAAAAGAATGGGGTATGTTTTGGTAAACCACATAAATCATGGAGATTAACAATTAATAATGTAAATGATCTAATGCAATTCAGAGAAAATATTCGTATAAAAGGAGTGAAAGCAAAGACGTTTGCAGAATGGCCTTTACATAGAAATCAATTCCCATCCTATTACTTACCAGATCAAATAGTTTCAATAGAAGATACAGGAATGAGAAAATGTAGGTGCTTATTTGTAGAAGATGATCATACATTTACGATCCAAAATATTGTTATACATAATACCATGGAGGCATCTGAGTATTTTCCAGCATGGGTTCTTGGCAGACATCCAGATTGGAAAGTAATTGCAGCAACATATAATCAGACACGGGCGAATGAGGTTGGTAGTGTTGTACGAGATAATTTAGTAAGTAACACACACAAAGCAGTTTTCCCAGACTGCGAAATTTCAAAAACAGTAAGATCGACACAACATGTAGCCACAACTGAACGAGGGCATTATTACTCAATAGGAGTTGGTGGGACTGGAACAGGCCGTGGAAGTAATCTGTGTTTAATTGATGATCCAATAAAAGGCCGTGAAAGTGCAGAATCAAAAATAGAACAAAAGAAATTACGTGACTGGTATAGAACAGTAATTCATACAAGACTTAGACCAGATAATAGAATTGTAATTATACAAACAAGATGGTGTGAATTTGATTTAACTGGTTTTGTGCTTGAAGAACAGGCACATGAAAAATGGGTAGTTATAAAGTTACGTGCTATTGCAGAAGACGATGATATTCTAAAAAGAAAAGTTGGAGAAGCACTATGCCCAGAAATGTATCCATTAAGGGTTCTCCAAAATGAAAAGATAGGGCATACAACATATGACTGGGAAGCCCTATACCAGCAGAGACCAATAGCACGAGAAGGAGGTATAATTCAATATGAATGGATTGATGACAATTGCTATGAAAAACTTCCAGAAGGTGAAGATATAGTAAAAACAATAATAAGTTGGGATACAGCATATCGGAAAGGGGAGTTAAATGACCCAACAGCTGGTACAGTATGGAATATAACAAAAAACGGATATTACCTCATTGATGTTCTTAATAAAAAACTTGAATTCCATAAAATAATAGAAAAAATAAAATCTTTTCATGAACAGTACCATCCATCAGCCCATCTCATTGAAGGAAGGGCATCTGGCCAACCAATAATAGATGAATTAAAAAGAACAACTGCTTTACCTATTATTGAAGTTTCAACAAGAAATTTGGATAAAGAAGTAAGACTGAGTGCAACATCTGGATTATTTGAATCAGGTAAAGTGCATTTTCCAAATAAAGCATCCTGGCTTATAGAAGCAAAAGACCAAGTGTGTTTATTGCCAGCATACAAATATGATGATATAGCAGATAGTATATCACATTTTCTCAATTGGGTAAATAAACCAAGATATGTACGTAGACCAGCTAATAAATTATATTGGAAATAAGAAATAAAAAAACATGGGGATAGGGTAGCTCCCGAAAAGCAAGAAAGTCTCGCTTGCCTTCCCCATTAAATTTCGAGATATATAGGAGAGACACTATGAAAATATGTAAAGTTGATGTGTGTGGAAGGAAAGTTTTAGCTAAAGGGTATTGCAGTAAACATTACCAACAAATGCACAAACATAATAGAATATTAATCACACCAAAATGCAAGGTAGCAGGATGTAGTAATAAACATACTGCTAAAGGATACTGTAGTAAACATTATGCACTATTTCATAAATATGGGTACGTAAAACGAACTCCTTACGATCCAAACGAATTTAGATTTGATGGAAATGATTGTTATATTTCGCTTTATAATGCAAATGGTAGTTTTAAAGCAGAAACAGTAATTGACACGAAATACTATAACAAAATTAAAGAACACAAATGGTTTTTATCAACAAACGGATATGTTCGTGGGTATATAGATTCCAAACTAACACCATTAAGTAGATTTATTAAACAATGTACAAACACAGCAATAGAAATAGATCACCAAGACAGAGATAAATTAAATAATAGACAAAGTAACCTACGTTTATGTACACGAAATCAAAATAATTATAATATGGGCCTAAACAAAAATAATACATCGGGGTATAAAGGGGTCTACTACCAGTACCAATCTAGTAATTGGATTGCAAAAATAAAGTACCAAAAACAGATAATACATATAGGATCATTTAAAACTGCGGTAAACGCAGCAAAAGCATATGATAAGGCGGCATTGAAATTTCATAGGGAATTTGCATACCTTAATTTCCCAAACCCATAACAATTTAACTTAAGGAGATAGAAAAATGGATATCGCCACACTACAATACACGCATGACAAACACACAGAACACCTCCGTGATTGGGCCTTCTGGGGCCTTGCATATTCTGGTGGTACAACTTTTATAGACTATTCGCTCGCCAAACATACTCGTGAAAGCGAAACAAATTGGAAAGCAAGACAAGACGAAGGTATTTGTTTTAATTATTCAAGTATAGTCATTGATTTATTTAATTTCTATTTGACTGAAAAACCAGCTGTAAGGGATCTTGGTACATTAGCATCAGATAATTTATGGGATATGTTTCTCAAAGACTCGGATTTATACGGAACAAACTTTGATGTGTTTCTTAATGAGGCACAAAAGATGGCAGCAATATATGGTGCAGTAGGTGTGCTTATTGATAAACCAAACAGCCAAAACGAAGTATTAAAAGACGATATCCAACAAGGTCTATACCCATATTGTGCTCTATTCACCCTACCTAATATTCTAGATTGGACACATGAACGTGACCCAATAACTAACAGACCAACTCTCACTTATTTGAAATTATTAGATTTTGATAATCGTTATTTGTTATGGTGGCCGGATAGATGGGAAATTTGGATATTACCAGAAGGATCACCAACCCCATTCAAAGTACACAAACACAAAGATGTAACTGACTACAAACCAAAACCTGGTGATAATAAATGGGCTGACGAACCTGGTAAAACATATCTTAGTGCTCTTGATGGTGGGGAAGAACCAATATTAGTTGCTGAAGGAGACAATCCATTAGGTGAAATACCCTTCCTCTGGTTTCAAAATATAAAGAGTGTCACAGACCCATATATTGGTGTATCAGACATCAAAGAAATATCCAGAATCACAGCAAGCATTGTACGTAATATATCTTATGGAGAAGAAGTTATTAAATTTGCCGGATTCCCACAAGCACGTAGACCAATGGCAAAAGAAGGAGAAGAAATTAACAATGAAGCTGGGGTTACAGCAATCCTTGAATTTGATCCTGAAATGGGTGCGGATGGTAAACCAGACTGGCTTGAATCAGAAGTGCTTGAACCTGTCACAGCAATATTAGACTGGATAAATAAAAAAATTGGTGAGACATTCCAACTTGCACATTTATCTGGAATACACGCACATGAGAAAAGTGATCAGGTAAGATCAGGAGTTGCACTAAGATACGAATACCAACAGCTTAGTTTGGTGTTATCTAAAAAAAGTGAGAATCTGACAGAAACAGAATTAGGAATAATTAAATATTGGCTTAAATGGCAGAACAAGGATAACATATTTAAAAATATCCGTATATCCAGATCTAAAGATTTCAGCATTGATGATCTCTCACAAAACCTTGAAAATGCTATTATGGCAGATAC